TTTAATAATAGTGTTACAGTATACGGTTCTCTTACTAAGGGTGGTGGTTCATTTAGAATACCTCATCCATTACCTGCACTGAAAGATACAAAAGATTTAGTACACTCATTTATTGAAGGTCCACAATGTGATAACATTTACCGTGGTAAGGTTGATCTAGTAGGTGGTACTGCTGCAGTTAATCTTGATACTAAATCTGATATGACTACAGGAACCTTTGTAGCATTAAATAGAGATGTACAATGCTTCACAACAAATGAAACAGGATGGACTGCTGTTAAGGGGTCTGTCTCTGGTAATATATTAACTATAACAGCACAGGATAATACTTGCACCGATACTATCTCTTGGATGGTTGTTGGTGAACGCCAAGATGATAATATTAAATCAAGTATTCTTACTGATGCTACTGGTAAGTTAATTATAGAACCTAATCAAATACCACTTCCACCTACAAGTTAATGGCAATAAATTTTCCTACATCACCAACGACTAACGTCACAACTCACACTAATAATGGTGTTACTTATTTGTGGGATGGAGTTTCATGGGTAGCACAAGGTAGTACAAGCTTACCAACCGCATCAGCAACAGTACTTGGTGGTATTAAAATAGGTAATAGGTTAACAATAAATGCTGGTGTCTTAGAGGCAGACGTACAAGGAGGTACTTATGCTGATGCTGATGTTGATACACATCTGAATCAATCAAACCCAACTAGCGGTCATGTTCTTAGTTGGAATGGTTCAGACTATGAATGGACAGCTCAGACTGGTACAACTTACAGTGCTGGTTCTGGATTGAGTCTTGTTGGTACTACATTTAATGTTACTTCTTCATACGTAAGCACAAGAACAACTGCAGCTGCAACAACATCAACTATAGCTGATCAAGCAACAAATGACATAGACATTACTGCAGCAAAAGCTTACGCACTACTTAAGATACAAACATCTCATGCAGCATGGGTAACCCTTTACACTGATACTACTAGTAGAACTAATGATGCTAGTAGAAATATAACAACTGACCCACTACCAGGTTCAGGTGTTGTTGCAGAGGTACTATTATCTGATGGTGGTGTACAAAAAATTACTCCTGGTTTGATAGGATACAATGATGATGCAACACCAAGTACTAAAGTTTATGCAAAGGTTCAGAATAGAAGTGGTAGTGCTGCTGCCATAACAGTAACAATTCATTACCTTGCTTTAGAGGGTTAATATGGCTCAGTATATTGTAACGCTGAAGCAACGTGATCAGTTGGATGGTTTCTATGCTGATATGAAATCTGGTGGGTACACTTGTGTTAACAAGAGACCTATTAGTAGAGCAACACACTATGATTTAACAGAGAGTCAAGCAGATACTATTGCTAGTGACTCAAGGGTTCTTGCTGTAGAGTTACATCCAGATGAAGATGATAGGGTTGTAATAGGATTTGATGGATATATTAACAACGAAGTAGCTGTTGCTGCTGGTGATTTTTATAAGGGAGTTACTACTGACTCAGGTGATAGACAGTGGGGTCATTTGCATTGTGCTGGTGATGATGCACAAAGAAGAAAGAATTCATGGGGTTCTGGATCAGTCACTGATACTGCTGAATGGTTTAATAATGGTAAGCATGTTGATGTAGTTATCTGTGATGATAATGCTGCTTATGATTGTCAAGATTGGTACAGTACAGTTGATCCAGCTAAGAATAGATACGTTCAGTATGATTGGTATGCTAACCACAACGCACAGGTTATTGGTGGTATAGATGATGATGGATACTCATCTCCAGGTAATAATTATCAAGAATACTTTATTAACAATGGACATACAAATTATCATGGTACTCATGTAACAGGTACTGTTGCTGGTAAACATTATGGGTGGGCTACTGAAGCAAACATCTATAATATTCAGTGTTTGGGTGGTCATGGTGTTCCAATGAATACTCTGCTATTGTTTGATTATTTGAGAGCGTTCCATAGATATAAAGCTATTAATCCAGAGACAGGACATAGGAATCCTACTATCACAAATCATAGTTGGAGTGCGAGGTATGACCTTGAAGAGAGTTTTCCTAATGGGTTTGCTATCTCAGATATAACTAATGTACATTGGAGAGGAACTACATACACCGCATCTAATCCTAATCCATCTGGTTGGACTATGGCTGGTATTGAAAAGGACTTTGGTGTTGGTCAATGGAAGAGAAGGATTCCTATCTACTATACATCAACGGCTGCTGATATTGAGGATGCTATAGAGGATGGTGTAGTAGTTATTGCTGCAGCAGGTAACACAGATTTCAATGTTGTAAGTGACTCCACAAGTCCTGATTGGAATAACTTTTTCACTGTAGCAGGATGGGGTAGTGCCTATTATAATAGAGGATCATCACCAGCAAATGCACCAGGTGCTATATCAGTAGGATCTCTTGATAAAGCTAGTGACTTCTCTAAGTCGTGGTTTTCAAACTACGGTGAGGCAATAGATGTATGGGCTCCTGGTACTGATATTAATTCAGTGTTTAATCCTCAAGGATATGCTGATGTAAAGTATGGTGGAGATAATTATTTCTATAGTATAAGTGGAACTAGTATGGCTTCACCACAGGTGTGTGGTGTAGCAGCATGTCTAGCAACAGGTAAAGAAAGGTTTACTAACAGTGATGTAAAAGGTTTCCTTCAGAACTATTGTAAGGATGGTGATATGACCTTTGATGATACCTATACATCTTCAAGGCATCAAATATACCCAGTGCAACTTACTGCAACTACAAATGGTTGGGATGTAATTGGTGATAGTAGGTACAAGCAATTTATTAATGTTATTAATCCTACAATTGAAATCTTTGAGGGTGATACAGTAGAGTTTCAGCTAATGGCTGGTGGAGCTCCTCTTTATATTACATCATCTCCTGTAACTGGGTTGACTGGTGGTGCAACACCACAAGGACAAGTCACTTGGTTCCCACATCAAGGTGCTAATACAACTGGAACATATGCAGCAACTCCACCATGGCCAGGTAGTGCTGGTGATTACTACTATGTGGTTGGTGATATGAGCTTATCATTTACTACATGGCCACAAGGTATCCTTAGAGTTCATCCCCCACTACATTATGATGACTCACATATTGGTGCTGGATCTGTAAACAAATATTTGTTATCAGCAAACCCAAGACCAGTAGCAGATGGGTTTCCTAGTAGATGGTATCAGCAACAACTTAAAGGTAGAAGGAGAGATGAAGAAGCTGTTTCAAGTAACCCACCAAACATGCAACTCTATCCTAGAGAGAACGTATACCATAGAGGACAATATATACATCAGCTCCAACTCCAACAACAGGAATACATAACACCAGGAACATATAGTTGGGTTTGTCCTCCTAATGTTACATCAGTTTGTGTGGTAGCAATTGGTGGAGGTGGTGCTGGAGGACCAGATGGTAGTAGTAATACTGGTGGAGCAGCAGGAGGTGGTGGACTGGGATGGAAGAATAATATATCTGTAACACCAGGTCAATCATATACTGTAGTCGTTGGTGCTGTTGGTGTTGGTGGTACAAGAGATGATGGTGGAGATTCTTATTTTATAAACACATCTACTGTTGCAGGTCTTGGTGGTAAGGGAACTGATATGTCTTCTGGTTCTGGTCAAGGAGAGTATGGTGGATATGGTGGTAGTTATGTAGGTGATGGTGGTGGTGATGGTGGTCGAGGTGGTGAAGCAAACACTGGAGCATATGAAGGTGGAGGTGCTGGTGCTGGTGGATACTCAGGAAATGGTGGACATGGTGGACATGGTACTGGATATCAGACACCAACAGAACCTTACAATCGTTTTGGAGGAGATGGTGAAGGTGGTGCTGGTAGTGGAGGAGCATACGGCGGTGGATATGTAGGTGGTGGTACTCAAATATATGGAGAAGGAGCTAGTGGTACTGGTACTGAACTTAGAAGTGGTATGAGAGGTAGTGATCCTGACAGTACAATTACTTCTGCGTATGGTGGAGGTGGATCAGGTGCTGGTATTACTGGTGGTAGTGGTGCAGTAAGAATTATTTGGGGAGCTGGAAGAGCATTCCCTTCAACTAATGTTGGAGATCAGCGTATCGTATAAATAAAAGAGCCTTATCATGTGTTATAATGGTAGATGAAATAAAAAAAGAAGAGGTAGTTGAAGAGAAAGAAGAGAAGAAAAGTATATTTGCTAAGGCAAAGGATGCGATTCTTCCCGACCCTGAAGAGCAAGCAGCAATCATCAGTACATTTGTCAGAATTACTGTGCTGGCCTGGTCTGGAGGCATCTTAACTTTAAACTATGTCGCCATACCTGGTGTCCCTCAACAGAAAATAGATCCGACATTTATAGCTTCAGTTTTTACAGGAGTTTTGGCAAGCTTTGGCATCCAAACTGCTTCTAAGAAAGGTGATGGTACTATGAAGATGGACAAGAATGGTAACGCTGTTAATGGTAACGGTGGTCCTCCTCCTGTCACAGCAAAAGATATTGAAGCGATCATAGCGAAAGCTGGACCGACTCAAACAATACGTATTGAACAAGCACCTCTTAAAATAATTGGTGTATCCGATACTGATAAAAAAGAACCTTATAAATTATAGTCATGAAATTTAAGTTTAACGATATTGCTAACGCAAT